TTATCCTGCATGATTTTAACCAGTCTCTTCCGTTTTACCGTCCGAGGCTTTCAGCGTGGCGGTCAGCGTATCCAGTTTTCCGCTTGCTGCCGCTGCCAGTAAAACGTTCGCTGATTTCAGGGCTTCCTCACCAAAAATGGTTTTAAGGTATTCCCCCTTCTGAGACGTTCCCAGCTTGTGTTTATCAAAGCTGGCCTGAATCTCTTTCAGAATGGTGAACAACGGACGCATATTTCCCTTTTTTGTCCGAGGTTTTTAACGCCAAGCTCTTTGAGTGCATCCCATGCTTTTTCCAGTCGGTGCCTGTAATCGGGTGACAACGGCACTGCTACCCGTACCCGCCATTGACCCCCTGATGTTATTGTCATGCAGCACACCTGTCATGGCCGCTGCCTGCTCAAGACTTACACCTGCCGTCTTCGCAACCGGCCCGAGATAAGTCAGTGCATCACTGAGTCCCTGAAAAATCAGCCGCCGACCTTATTCATCGTTGCCGACAACACGTCGCCCACATGACTGACATCATCATTTGACAGTTGAAAGGATGCCTTAGTCCCCAGCAACAGTTGCGCGTTTTCTTCCATCGACCGCTGATTCGCCAGTGCCATATTCAGCGTGACCGGCGTTGCCGCCTGAATAGCCGCAGCATCTCCACCCGCTTTCGCAATGATAATCTGTGCACCGGCCGCATCATCCGCCGAGGCGGCGGTATTGTCGCCGAGCTGGCGCGCCTGTTTGCGTAGTGCGGTCATTTCGGCGGAGTCTTTTGCCACACCTAGCACGGCCTGCAATTCTGAGTTTTTCTGCGCAAACTCATAACCGGGCATCAGCAACTTAACTCCGGCCATCGTTCCCGCAGCAGCAATCCCCACACCGGCAGCGCCCACTGAGGCCATATTTCCGGCCAGTTCCTTTCCGGCCTGATAACGCTGTTTTACTGCGTTAAGTTTTGCCTGTTGCGCACTGACACGCGCCAGCGCGTCACGCTGACGGTTAAGTTGTGCGGTGGTTTCACTGATACGGTTTTTCAGCCCCTGCTCATCATGTGCAAGATTGCGGGTATTAATTCCCACAGCGGCCAGTTCCCGCTGCTGGCGTTTAACGGAATCCGTCAGGCGGTTATATTTCGCCTGTAAGTCCTCCGCCGCACGCTTTGCGGATTCCAGCACTTTCGCCTGAGCACGGGTCGGACGTTCGGTGTTTTTAAACTGTGTGGCAAGGGTTTCGGCCTCCTGCCGTGCCTTTTCAAGTGCATGACCAGTCACGGCGAGCTGTGCACTGGTCTTGCGAAATCCCTCAATACGGGATGTCTGACCGTTCAGCTCGCGCAGTGATTTTTGTGTTTCCCGGATATCCCCCGACAGCGATTTGCTCGCTGTGCGGATGGATTTAAACGGGCGGGATGCCTGGTCAACAGCCCTGAGCAATACCTGTAATTTTACATTGTTACTCATTCGTGTTTCCGCTTCGCCGGAGCGCCTTTTCGCGCCATGTGATGAGTTCGGTCAGGCTCATGGGATACAGTTCTGATGGCGGCCAGTGAAATATCACTGCCACATCCGCCATCAGGTCATCGACCGAGAGATTTTTCGGGAACGTTACTGCACCGAGTTCGGCGACAAAAAACCGACCACCTTACCGGCCAGCGCCACAAGGTCAGGCAGTTCCAGCGCGGCGACTTCCTGCTCGGTCAGCATCGGTGCCGTCATGCGCGGCAGCACTTTAATCAGTGCATCGACTTCGGAGTTTGCAACCGCAGCCAGACTGACACCGCGCAGCGTCCCGGCACTGGGTTTCATCAGCGTGACCTGTTCGATAACCTGCTCACCACGTTTGACCGGATTGTCCAGGGTAATGACATTTTCTTTGTTCATGGTTTTCTCACTTCTGAATCGGGGTTAACCGGTCAGCCAGGCTGACCGGATGAAAATCACAGGCCGATATTGCGGCGGTGTTGCTCCAGCCGGTCGACGCCGTTCACCTTCTCAATCATGTTGATGGTGTCGATTTCGACCAGCTCCTTACCGTCCATCGTCAGCCGGAAATAGGTGCAGACCACGGAGATTTTCGACTCGGTGTCTTCTCCCTGTTTACCCTCACCGGTGTCGATTTCTTTCTGACGGCCACGCATGACCACTTCGACGGCCACCGTTTCGCCGGTATCGTCGCGCTGGTAGAGCCTGCAAAACGAATCGGCACGGCATCCACGCCGGTTGCGGCGTAAAGCTCCCAGATAACCGAATCCGGGAAGCCCCCGAGCGACCACTCCATTGACAGCGCATCGTCATCAAGGCCGAGGTCTACCGGTGCGCTGCCGTTCATCCCCGCACCGCGATAGTTTTCGAGCTTACGGGTCAGTTTTGGCAGCGTGACGGACTTTGCAACGCCCTGATAGCTGTAGCCGTTCAGAAAGACGTTCATTAACTTGAGTTTGCGCGGCATTGCCATCGGTCAGGCTCCTTAATTGCTGTTAACCGAGGTGACCAGATTTGCCAGGTATTTATCGGTAATACGCTGGCGCAGGGTCAGGTTTTCGAGAGGAGGCACCGGTGTATAGTCATAGTCGATATACAGTTTTCCGGCCTTGAGGGTTTCCGCATCGTTGGATTCTTCGCTGAACCAGCAGGTCGCATCCACGATATAGCCGTTTGTTTTCAGTTCACGGAATTTGGCATTAATGCCGTCAACGATGTCGCGAATCAGCGTTGCGGTGATGGGCTTATCCACAGCCCACATGTGCGCCTCAGCCATCGTGTCGGCCAGCACCTGCGCGGTGCGGGTGTAGTTTTCAAAGAGGAACAGCGGGTCATCAGAGCAGGTACGGTTACCCCAGAACCGGAAACCGTCACGGCGAATCAGCGTTGTGACGCCTGACTCGTTAAGCAGGTCAGCATCGGTGCCGGACTCCTGCAAATCCCAGAATACAGATGCGCTGATGCCGGTAACACCGTTCACCCCGACATTGGACAGCGTTTTATGCCAGCCCTGCTCCTGGTCGATTTTAGCGCGCAGCCCCAGCGCACGGGCGGTGGCATACGCGGTGGCGGTGGTACTGGTGACAGTATCCCATGCGAGGAAATCCGGCCAGATGACCATCAGCTCACGCTGGCTGAAATTCTGGCGGTAAGCTTTCACCTCGGAAATGGTTTTACAGCCCCATGCGCTGATATACCCGAAAGCGCGCAGCTTCTGACAGACGGATGCCAGTGCAACAGCCACCTCTTTGGTATCCAGTCCCGGCACACCGAGAATACGCGGTTTAACACCGGTTACCGACTCCGCCGCCAGCAGGGCTTTCAGTCCGGTGTACTGACCGTTTTCGTCGGTGGTGCCGATGATATTGGAAACGGTCTGCGCAAGTTTCGTTTCTTCGTCGTCGCCGGTGCCGTCTTCCACACGTACAACAACGGTGACTGGTTTTGACTGGTCAGCGATGGCCTGCAACGACGCCGCCAGCGTGCCTTTTTTACCGGCCTTTGCAATTGCGCTCTGCACATTGGTAATCAGCACAGGTTTATTGAGGGGAAAGGTTTCCGCATCCGCATCGCTGGCCGTGCAGACCATGCCGACAATGGCCGTGGATACAGTGGAAATGACGCGGGTGCCGTCGTTAATCTCCAGCACCTGCACGCCATGATGATAGTCACTCATCCGTTTAACTCCGTGGTTAATGGGTGCAACTATTTTCTGTTGGGCAGTACATGAGACGCTATTTGATCTGACTGGTCAGTGGATGAAACAACAGATAAAGAAAAGGCGGGCAATCAGCCCGCCTGTCATGATTTGCACTCACTCATTTTCCAACTGACAATTTACATAGCCCAAACGCTATCAAATCTGACAGTCTGCTTTGAGCGAGGAGTGATCATTAGCCTCTCAGCCGGATGCCTTAGAGTACGCCAGAAATAAAAGGATTGCGCTACTGCGCCTTCCTGTTTTGACGGGATGTGGCATATGTCATCGCTACCGCTCCCAGAAGTAACAAACCACTTAAACCAAAAGCACTTCTCCATCCCAGACTGTCGAATACCAGACCTCCAGCTGTTGAACCAAGTGCAATAAATAACTGAATCACCGCAACCATGAGGCCTCCCCCGTCTCTGCATCTTCGGGTAACGCGCGTGCTATCCATGTCCACCACCCCGTTGGCGCAGCTGTCGCAAGTAGCCCCCACAGGCTGAGTAGAACGGCAACAGCCCAGATATGGTGTCCGACCAGCAGTAGCGCACCGGTAATCGCTGCCATAAGCAACGGGATCATGATTAAGGTCTTATAAAATATGGTGTTCAGGAATGTTGAGACGATCATTGTGCCGACAAAACCTGCTACGCCTATTGCGAGCAAAATCAGAGAAAGATCAGAAGGTCCCACTCTGGTGACGCTCTCCAGAAAGGGGCGCACGTAGGTAAATAAAGCAAACTGTCCCATAAAGAAGAGTCCGCAGGCCAGCAGTCCCGTTGGTACGATGGCAACGCTGAACAGGCGAAGCACAGATCTCTGTGGCTTTTGTGTTTTATCACTTTCCATCGGAGGCAGACTGACCCATTGCCAGATGAACGCAGCTATCGCAAGGGGGACCAGACATAAAAAGGCCCCACGCCAACCGATGGTTGTCCCCAGATAGCTACCAAGCGGCGCTGCTACAACGGTGGCCAGCGCGTTGCCGCCGTTAAAAATTGCCAGTGCGCGGGAAACCTGGTGCTGCGGCACGAGCCGAATGGCGGTTGCAGCCGACATTGACCAGAACCCTCCGATGACAACACCAATCAGAGCCCTCCCCAGCATATAAATCGGATAGTCAGGTGCTATAGTGATAATTATTCCCGATATGGCCATTAAGACCGTCAGTCCTAGCAAAAGATATTTTCGATCCAGGTCTCCGACAATACGGGAGATAGTCAGACTGGTAAGCACCGCCAGCGCACCAGAGACAGCAATTCCTTGCCCTGCCAGCCCTTCGGTAACGTGCAAATCATGGGCAATGAGCGTAAGCAGGCTGACTGGCATAAACTCAGAAGCGATCAGCACAAACACGCAAAGCGTCATGGCGAATACGCCGCTCCAGTATGCATGCGTTTTTCCGTATGATTGTTTGAGACTTACAGTGGACATTATTAGCCCCCCTTAATATCGAACCAGCCAGATTCAGGCGCAGTCGGGTCAGAAGTTATTCAGGGAATAACGACATAATAGTTGGGTGAGAATAGAGGGCGATGCGGCATATTCTGCATCACACCAGACAGTTAAAGGCCACCCGTTTACGACAGGTGGCTTGGTAAACCTTTCGGGTTATCTTAAGTTTGCCTTGAAAAATTGCTCAAATTTGGCAAATGGGATCTTACCCGCAACGTTGTCGTACAGATCAACATGGTTTGCCCCGGGGACAATCACTAACTCTTTCTCTTTGCTGCCGATTGCCTTAAAGGCATCTTCAGCAAAATAGCGTGAATGGGCTTTTTCACCGGTCACGATGAGTGTAGGGATAGTAACTTCATTAGCATAACTCAGCAGCGGCATATTCATAAATGACAGCGGCATGGTTGCATTCCAAGCACTGGTTGAGTTGACCGAACGCGCATGGAAACC